CCCATTCAATCGGAACCAAATGTCTACAGACGTTCCTGCGCCGCCGCCGCCCGTATTGTGCAGTTGAGCAGAAAATTGAATGTTGTAAGTCCCAGCATTGGTGAAAGTCAGCCGATTTTTAACGCCTGACCCGTTTGCAGCCATCGAAACGCCAGTAGCTTCAGCCGTAACTTCGGCGGCCATTGCCGTCCCTGTTACACCGCCATCTGTCTGATCTACGATGCTATAAAACGAACCGTAATATCCTTGATAGGATGAAATCGCCGCCCCGCCACTTGTCGGATCAACAAGAGTAAGACCGGACCCTGCAATCGTAAGACCACTCATTTGGGGACCACGCTTGCTTGAACAAAGGTTGCGGTTACTGAACCGGAGCCACTATTCAAAACAACGCGACAAAAAAGCGGAACAAATTGATAATTTGTTTGCTTAGTTGCGGTCGCACCAACAACATTCGTGTCGGCTGAATTGACCCAAGTCATACTTGCTTCAGGAACGGGACTAAATGGAGAATTTGGGTCATCCATTGATTGTTGGAGCGTATAATTTACAGTTCCAGAAACAGTAAGCTGAATGCCAACTTGACCCGGCGCCCATTCATCAAGACGAACTAAACGAGAATATTTTGTTCCACCTGATGCATCTGAAACAGTTACAGTAATAGGACGCATAGTTAGCCTCCGATCAGCGGCGACCAGCTTGCTGAACGTAAATTGTTGCTGATCCCGTGCTTGCAGAAACATTCAAGCGAACGCCACGGCATGGGATTGTAAATGAAATTGCTTTGTCAGCAGTTGCACTTCCAAATGACGTATCGGTGAACCACGTTGCGGTTCCGGCTGTGAAGCTGTCTGACGATACATCATTGAAAGTATATTCAACCGTGTAAGTCGCAGTCGCGCTAATATCGACACCGATACCGACATTGAACGGATTGGCCAAACTATCAAGATTAATGACCGCCGACGTTCCGGCTCCTGTCACGGTGTATGAAACAATCGGCAATGCCATGTTATTTGCCTTTCTTAGCGCCTGAAGGTGACACAGGCCAAGATTTGCGCTCCGGCCCCGTCTTCGCTTTAGACATAGACTGTTTTTCTGATTTTGTCATCGCAGAAGCGGCTTTTGCGGAACGGCAAGCGGGATAAGGACGACTTCCTTTTTCACCGCCAGATCGACCACAAGCCTCACCTGTTTTGATGTCTTTCCACTCTTCATCAAACCACTTACCAAGACCGCCGCCAGAGGCTTTGTTCACGCGATTGTCGTCGCCTGACCATTTGCCACCATGCTCTTTATACCACTTGGATGCATAAGCATTGGCATAAGCTGATGGATAAACGTCAAACTTTGCGCGAGCCGCCGCCTTAGCACGACCCCATAAGCCCGCGTTCTGCGCCTTTGCGGACATCAGCAACCCCACTTGCGAAGTGATTTATTGATTCGGCTGTCTGGGTCTGCCGCTTTGGCTGAACCCGTAAGTTTACGCTTCATCCCGGTCATTCTGGCGCAAAATGATTTGTGCCGTGAATTACCTGTATCTTTGGTTGGCGCTTTTAGATTGTGGCCTTCAGAACGAGCCGATGCGCGGCCCTTTTCATTCAAGCCGCCAGAAGGCGATTTACCCTCAGAGCGTTGCCAAGCGGGAGACTTTGCCATCGTAAACTCCTGAAAGGAAAGTGGGGGCCGAAGCCCCCACATAACCATTAGGTGCGAATCGGCTCATACGACTTGTGAGTCGCAGGCTCCTTGCCCTTTGCCGCAGACGAAAGCGGGTTCTTGTCGGAACCAGCGCGACCGCCTGACATGCGAGCCATACGGTCAGCGCGCTTCTTAGCCGCCGCGCCGTGGACAGCCATGCCGCCGTGCTTACGCTTTGCACGACCGCCTGACTTCTTCTCTTTGGCTTCCTTAACGACGTTTGATCCGGCTCCGGCGTAAACGTCTGACGGCGCTTTGTCGTCAGCGAAATTACCCTTCATCGGATTGTCGCCAGCAACACCACCCTTTGCGTGAGCCGCACGGGGGTGCTTATGTTGATGCATCTTGCCCTTCATGTGAGGCTCCTATCTTAGGTGTACTGACCGTTAGTAAAGCCATTATAGCCCTGCACATATTTAATGATCAGGATTGCTGAACCCGTCGTTGCGACAGGAGCGGCGCTTGACTGAACATAAATCTGCACATCTTGCGTATTGTTGCTGTTATTCCAATTCGCAATAAGGCTTGTGACAGGAACACGATATTGTCCCTGAACAAGATTTGCGTTTGCAATCGCGGCAACAAGTTGGTTGGCGGCGGAAGTGGTTCCGATGCCAAGAGTTGCGCTATTCGTCCAAGCCACGGTGACATTCAAATAAATGTCAGTGATCAGGCTTTGAGCCGGAATCACAATAGTGGTTGAAGCAGCAGTTGCCGACTGCGTAATAGTGGCCGCTTGGACCATTTCGCAAAAGCCAACATTCTGGGTTCCATTCGACCCGCCGACAGCGGCGAGATTGCCGCTGCCGTCTGAGTTGAGGACATTCCCCGCCAGAACCGGGCCAGTGAAAACTGTGCTACCCATCTGGATAACTCCTTACGAAGTTGGGAACGAACCGAAGATTGAACGCCAGTTATAGTAACCGAACGAATAACGCTCGTAACCTTTAACAAGAAGATTGTCTGTCACGAAATCGACTTGCATGTCTGTTTCGAAGGCCACGCGCTCCATGTAGGAGAGGCCATCGATGTTAGTAAGCAAGAACCAAGCATACTGCGAGGTCAAGAAGTCGTTGACAATGTAACCTTCCGGCAAGCCGCCAGCAGTGCTGATGATCGCGTTGACATCATTATCTGCTGTACCCGGACGCAATTCAGTCTTCGTGAGACGGATTGCAACAGGCTCAAGCTGCGGCGGTACAACGAGTTTACGCGCACGGGCGAACACTTTCAAACCAGCTTGGTCTTTGAAGTTCGTACGAACTGCAATCATGCCGCTCAGAAGCGATGCTTCGTTGAGGTCAAGCTGTGTTGAGAAGGTGTTTGCAACAGTGCCGCCATCAATCGGATGCGATGTCGAGCAGAGTGCTACGCCGTCGCCGCCAACAGAAGCGTTATAAGTTGTTGCCGTGTTAAGGATGTTCGCGCCATAAATTTCTTTGGTCTGTTGAAATGATTCAATGAGACCAAGATTGCTTGGCATGAACTGTGTCTTGTAGAGGTTATCGTCAATCGCCTTGCGGGTGATTGCGTAACCAAGACCGATTTCGGTGTGTTCTTGGTTATAGACGTAACGCTCGCCTGCACCGTTATCAAATTGCGTCTGACCAGCTTCAGTTTTGAGTTGTGCAAGACCAAGGAAACGCATTTCAGCGGTGCGTTCCAGAGCCATGCGCGACTCATGCTTCGTGAAGATTTTGTCGTACTGCGACGGAATCTGTTCATACTTGCCTTCAACCCCACGGAGACCGGGGAGGAGAAGGTCTTTAATTGCTGAGAGATTAACAGCCATTGAAGTCTACTCCTCTTAGACGCCCGACAGGTTGCGAGTGCCGACGTTGTTGAACGCGACGATCACAATGTTGTTGGCAGATGCTGTATCCGTGCCGTTTGCGCCCGGAGGTGCAGTGACAAGTGATACAACGCGGAAGGGAAGGGTTGTCGTTGTAGCTGTGCCGACAACGGCGATATATGCACCCGAAATGCCCGATGCAGAGTTACCCGTGCCGTATGCAAACTGGACGTTTGCACCGATGTCGGCCTGCGTGAGCGGACCAGCCGCTGACGGACCAACCTGTACACGGAAACGTGCGTTGGGATCGTTGACATAATAAGCCGTCACATCGCCGTTTGCATCGGAACCGCCCCAATAGTTGGACCAGACGACGCGCTTCTGCGACGTTGAGAGATAGGTGCAACCGACGAAAATGCCTGCAACGCCCGTGGCCTGTGTGCCTGGGGTGATGCTTGAACCTTCAAGGTAGCCCGTACCTGACTGATTGAAATATACCGGATCGCCGAAGTAGATCGGCGTTGTGTAAGCAGACGCAATAAGGCCCGTGACCTGTTCATAGGTCGGCGCGGAGCCGTTACCGCTCGCCTGCTGGAATCCGAAAGGCGCGTAAGT